TGCCATGATGCGCTCCTACTCTATGTAAGCGTTAAGATACCGTTAGTTCCAATATCTATTGTAAATGTATCGCCATCATTTAGTGTTAGTGATGATCCATAATCATAATACCCAACAATTGGGTCCGCCGGTGATGTTGGCGTGTCATTATAGATAACGACGTATCTAAAAGGCGCTACTGAACCACCTGACGCTGTTAAAACTAAATCATCAGCCGAAAGCTTGTATGTTCCACTGGTCTGTGTGCTTGTTACGTTTGCCAATGTTCTTGCAGAAAGATTAGTGTAACTAATTTCTGTAACATTTGCTAAAACACCGTTTCCATCCGCAGCCGCATTAGTTCCCGCCGTTGGATCTGTGTTAGAGAGCGCAACCTTAAACGTGTCAGCGTTCATATCCATCGCATTCGCTAGATTGACCACAAAGTCATTAACTTTTGTAAAACTTGCCATTTATCCAAAACTCCTAATTCTCATTCTGTGGCCTGATCCACTAGACTTGGCCTGTTTGTCTTCACTATTTGTACCATCTATTGCGTTTTGATACAACTCTGCCCACACCAATGTGCGCTGATCTTCACCTAAATAGGGCGCACTATGCGTCAACGCCCCATAAAGATAAATGTCTGGGTAATAAGTTAAAGCCCAATTTGTCGTTATACTATTGCTTAAAGATTCTATTCTTTCGTAGTAAAGCATCTCTATCGTGTAGTCTTGATCTGGTGTCGGGTACACTTCGAAAGACCCATCAATCGGTGCATAAAATTTAGGAGTTCCGGCGGTATTATCAGCCGCCCTTTTATCCATAAGCTCGCTCAAACTAATAAGCTCTAATCTATGCTCATTGGCGCCAGTAAGCATAAGACGTATTCCCTCAATAAAATCTAATGGGAAAGCCGTATACTGAGTATCTAAAAGAGCGACCTTTCTAGATTCCATTCTCCAGTGCCTAAGCTTTCTATTCATGTCAGCCTCAGCCAACTTGATAAAAGTAGGAATTACCGCCGTTAAATCGTCACGATTTAAAAAATCAGCTATTGAACTTTTTAACTCAGTAAAATTTGAAATACTCACAATACACCCTGTCTCGTTCTAAATACTTGGTTATCTGAATCGTTCATCCACTTCTTTAAGGCTACAGGGTCGTCTGCAATTCCCCGTCGCTTGAGATCATAGTACACGGAAAGAGGGATTGAAGCTACCTTATTTAAATCGTTCCATTTTTTATCTGTATTGTTGTAAGATCTTTTGTTGTATTCTGCTATTCCAGTTACATCCTGAACAGTCTCCACAACAAACTCTCCATTGTCTTTGACGTGCCAGTATTTGGTAATTCCAAACTCAGGATCTCTGTCAAAAAGTCTTTTTTGCATTTTTATCTCCAATTAAGAGGGGCGACCGAAGCCGCCCCAACTTTACTATGATGTAGTTAGGTCGAACACGCCCGCGTGGGCAGCTTCCGAACCTACCTCTAAGCCGGCTTCGCAGAGAAGCATCGATTTAGAAGCGTCACCGGTCTTCGCGAGTTCTACGTTCTGGATCGGACGTAGATAGTTAACCGAAGCATATTCTGGGTCCAGAATAAACGCGTCTCTTTCCCTTTGAAAGAGGTTAGTCGTCACAGAAAGTGTACCAAAATCAGATAGATAGACGTCAGCCGCACCTATAATGGTGGTCGGGGAATCGCTCGGCGCCATGTAACGCTGAGCCGCAATACCCGCAAATCCTGAAACAACAGTTTTGTTAAAAGGGCCAACCATTAGAATTGATGGCGTGCCGCCGCTTGAAAAAGCAAGCTGCATTGCGCTCTTGAGCATCGATTCTGTAAATGCACGTTGTGTGCCATCGGTACGAGCATCGGTTCCGTCACCTGTTGGACTTGCAGGACTACCCGCAACACCCATAATGTCGTTAGTTGCAATCCACGAACCTAAACCACCGGTTTCACGGGCCGTAGTTGTATTTCCTGCCACCTGAGCGTTATTGTCGCATAAGACCGCTTCTAGGTCGCGTTTAAGCTCTTTTCCGCGTTTTGCGATTTGCATGGATAATTCTGAATTTCTCCCTGCTAAGTCCTGAGACTCAAGGTTGTCGGCAACGATTACAGTTCTGCGTAGAATCTGTGTATAGTTACCAACTCGTGTGGTTGCCGCAGTTGCGTCGAAAGATGCAACATCGTCCCCGTCAATTCTAGCTGTTTTGTCAACAGCCGCTAACGCATCAGTTTGCCATTCGAAGTAAGTATTGGATACGCTTTTTGATCCAACATTACTTTGAAAAGGCACTGTTTCTGGGGAAATGGAATTTATCACGTCGGATAATTCTTCACGAATACCCTTCGCGGAAAAGCTAGTAAATGTATTTGCTACAATGGCCATATTAGCCTCCTATTAAAGTATTGATTGCAGCCGCAGCATCTTGCACGCGGCCAGTTGTTCGTGCGCGTTGTAACGCTTGTTCATTTGCAGCTTTTGGTCGCGGTTGTGTTCCTCGTGTGCCTGTCTTCATTGTCTTGGCTTTTGCCTTTGGCTTCGCTTTAGCTTTTACAGCCTTAGACTGACCTTTATCAAATAACATAGCCATACGAGCTAATTTAACTAAGCCGGCGTGCCTTAACTCATTAATATCAGCTTCAAGAAAACCTTCTTTTAATAAAAAGCTTCTCAAGTCTGAGGCTTCCTTCTGGGCGACTTTCGTGTCTCGCCACTCTGGAATAATCTCTGGGAGCATTTCGCGTTGCCTAGCAGTAAACTCATTTTTCATGCGTTCCTGATTTTCTGCTTCTAAGACCTGTACACGCTCTTTCTCCTGACGGATTGCCTGTAATGAATTTTCGCGCTCTTCCTTTTGTTTTCGGAATTGCCGCTCGGCTTTTCTGGCCATGTTAGGATCTGCTTCATACAGGGTATCCCAATCAGGCTCTTCAACCACTTGTGACTCAATCCTCTCCTGTAAAGCGGGTAGAAGTTGAGCATATTGTTGCCGCTCTCGCGTAACAGATTCAAATTGCACCTCGACATCTTTTCTCATCTCGGCCAGTTCTTGAGTCTTGCGAGTATAATCTCTCTGCCTAAGATTTCCGCGTTTTAGCTCTTCGACTGTAATCTCTTCGCCTTCTACTTCCACAGTCTGTGCAAGTATGTCGAAAGATTCTTCTTCAAGCTCTTCAGCTTCTTCCGTAGCTTCGAGTTCGCCGTCTGTATCCACTTCTTCATCAGTAGCTTCCTCTTCTGGCATTTCGGCTTCTGCTTCGATTACCTCTTCAGCTTCAGCCTCAAGCGCCTCTGGCTCACTTGCAGTATCCTCTTTGGGTGCAATCATGTCCATTATGGCATTTTGTGCAGTGCCTAGATCAATCCCTTTTGGGTTATTGGGTTCTGACATCTCTTAACTCCTATTATGTATCTATTTTACTTTTTTTTCAATAGACGCATTATCAACCATTATTTTCAAACTTTGTCGAACATATTCGACGCCTCTTAGTTTAAGATAAATAGCTTCGCGTCCTTCCTTATCATTAAGTTCAGTTGCTTCGAACTCAACCCAACAATTCGCTCTCATTTCATCTAAAAACCTTATTAAGTCTGTATCTTTTAATAACCTCTCTGCATGATTTCCATCGTCAATAATTTGTTGTTTTGATTTGGCCATCTATCCCTCATTTATCACATCAACCTGACCTTTTAGAACTTCTCTGTTTATAGCTAAATCCGCTTTAATTTTTTCTACGTTTAACTGCGTGCCATACTTAGCTTTCATTTCCTCAGCTTTTACAAATAGATCTGCATCAAGCTCATCGCGCTTACGGTCGTCGTCCATTATCATTTTTTCGCGCTCTAGCTCAAGCTCTGCGGCTTTTTTCTGAATATCTGCCTGTATCTGTTGGATCTGAACCGCGATAAGCTGTTCATTAATATCTGGCTTATCTTCTTTAGGAGGCGGTTGAAACTGCGCCGGATCTCCCCAGAATTGAGAAGTATCCTTAAATCCGGCCAACTCGGTCATAGCCTTGAGCGTATTCGAAAGCTTACTCATATCTGTTAGCGGGTTAATGGCGCCCATAGTTTGCATGGCGTCTTTTTGCATTTCACCGATCTGCCTGAGCATCATCATACGCTCTGTATCCGTACCACGCCCAAGAGCGACTTTTATAGATACATCCATGTTTGCGTTCCATACGCGGGGATCTATTTCGACAAAATCATTTGTGAGCCTGACCATACGAGGCCGGTCTTGGTGCGTGGTAATTAGATGTAAAACAATTTTATATAGACGCTTCATGCCTGTCTCTGCAAATATGCGTGCAATAAGTTCTATGTGCTGCTGAGCGGCGCTCACAGTAGCGGCAACGGCTGACGCGGTTGTAGACTGCAACGCCTGAGCATCAAGGCCCGCAGAGGCTTTTGAAATGCCTGTACGAGCTTCTTTTAGCTGATCCATATACTGCAATACTGGAAAAGCTTCTTTACCAACAAACGGTAAAACAAGCTGTTGAACCGACCCGTTTGCCCTCTGACGGATTACAGATCCGACCTCAGTTGATAAGGCATCATCTAAATTAACCATACCCTCCGTGATAGCTATTCTTGGATGAATAGACATAGACAAGCTATCAAGCGTATTTCTCATAATGCTCGACTTAATACGCTGTATATCGGCAACCGTGTCAGCGACGCTCATGCCGTAAAAATCGTGCGCCTCTGGGTCTGGGCAGAACGATGCAAATGGCGCCATATGGCAAGGCTCGTTCATTAAGATCTCGTTGCCGTCGCCTCCGGTGCATATTTTTCTAAGCTCAGCTATCCCGTCGCCGTCGTAATCGACCATTATGTAATTTTCTATATACATAACTTTTTTCATAGCGGGATCGTTGCGCTCGTTCATTTCGTTTTGAAGTTGTGGGTTACGAGTATGTCGCTCGACGTTGGTTAGCATATCCTCATGGGCTGAGGACATCTTTGAAACAACGTCAAAATCGTATCCCATAGCCACAAGCTCAGACACGGTAAGAATACGCCGGTGGGCGCAATAATCAGCCGTCTCGATGGATTTGGCTTCACGCGAAATGATAAATTCTTCTGGAGGTACGGCCTCTAATTTTACGCGTCCGTCTGGGTGCGTATAGGTAACTCGAACCGCGTGCATCATTGGCGGCTCCATAACTTCTCCGGTCATAGGGTCCATTTCAGGATCTCCCACAGCCTCTGAAGCTACAATTTCCACCTCAGCATCTGGATCTGACATAAGTGCCGACAAAGCGTTATCGTCTAGCCCAGTAAAATCTATTGTTTCGTAACGCGTCTGGTCGTCCCAATAGCATTTTAGGACACCCACTTTGCGAATTAACGCATCTTTAAAAGCGGAGTGCATTTCGAGAAAACCATTGTTATCTCTGTTTATGATAAAATTGGCAAACTCGGTAGCTTGCTTTGCATTAGCTACATCTTCTTCAGATGTTGGGCTGTATTCAACCGTGTTCTCAGTAGAGTGGAAAACACGCATAAGAGATGGGAGTATAGCTTGGACGGTATCCCGCACATCCATACTTACAACTTGGCTGCGCCCGTCTTCTTCGTTGCCAAATGGATCGCCTCGATAATACTCAGTTGCTGACGCCCTGATAGGTGAAACAGTATTATCAGCATAATCAATCGCGTCTTCGATTTCCTTGCCGACAATGCCCTGAAGCTCCTCCTCGCTCATCACGTTAGGATCTATTTCTTCTTCCAAGCTATTCGCTAATTCGTTTATTTCGTTTTCCATTCCTAACGATCCTTCTTAGCCAAGTAATCTAAAATTCCTTCTAAAACTTCAGGTCTAATTTCTTGAGCCGGAAGCTGTCTTGTCATCGCATAAGTTTTATGAGCCTCAGTAAAAGGCTTTCCCGCTTTAGTAAGCTTATTTGCCATAGGATCATAAGCGTCCCTAAATATTAATCCTTGCGGAACAGGAGGAAGAGAACCAAAATAATCTCCCGTTAATTGCGTGTTATATGTTGAGTGCGGATGCATAATAGCCGGATTATTTCCAACAGGATCTTTTCTTAAAATTGGCGAAACTTCATCAATTTTAGAAACACCTAACCCAAACATACCGGCGCCTAATTCTCTTTGAATAATATCTGTTGCAGCATAACGAGCCTGAGCGGGGCTAGGCATACCGGCTGCTTGCATTGGGGTACTGTCAGCTAGTCTAATAAAAGTCTTTCTATTTTCTGGGCTTGCTTTTGCAACCCAATTTCTCAACTTGGGAGAATCTAATCCTACAAAAGTTGGGTCTTTTAACTTCATATTTTTATCAAATATTTTCTTAGCTTTTTTAGTAATTTTTGAAGGGTCAACTAACTCTGCAAAAATTTCACCTGTAAAAGTGGCGAAATCATTTGAAAATGGCGCCATACTTCCTGTCATTGCATAAACATCTTTGCCGCCAAAATCTCGTCTTGTTTCATCAGCCCTGTCAGCAAGTCTTTTTATTATACCACTGTCTGAAGCCCAGATAGCTCTTTGATCTTGATTAGCCTTCATTCTCATAAAATCAGTACCGGCTTCAGTCCTGACAGGTTTTTTAAATTTTATATCATCAACGCCTTGAACTAAAAGACCGCCGCTAGTTCTATCGCCATAAAAAGGCAAAACTACTTTACCTTCCATCTCTTCCCAAGTTCTGGGTATCTTTGGAGCCTTTTCTTTTAGATCTTTTGTCTTAACGACAGTGTTAGACAAATAGTCACGCATTTTTGTTTTTTGATACCCTAAAGGATCAAGCTCCTCCTTTGTCGGAGGCTTAGGCTTTCTCGCCAAAATCGGATTGCTATAAACCGTTGGCATCTCGCCACGCTGATTTAATCTTTGAGCGACTTTACGCCCCGCAGCCCTGAGAGGCTGAGCGGCAACATCTCCGACTAGCGGAACGGCGCCGGCAAGTGCTGCGCCGGCAAGTAAACCTCCGGCTAGATAATTAGGATTTGCTTTTGAGAGTTCGTCGTAAGCTTCTTTAGCTGCCATAACATCGCCAACAACAGGCGTCATCGATAAGCCGAGCAAGCCCAGATCTCGAAAAGTCATATCCGTATTTACGTTAACAGGCTGCACACCGTATTGACGTGCAATGTTCGTGTTTGGGTTAGCCATAACGTAATCAAGAATATTCATTTAGCACTTCCACCGTCTTCTAGCAGCTTTTCCTCTTTCGCCCGTCCAACCACGGCTTCGAGCGCAAAAAGATTTTTTTCGACCTTTGTCTTTTTTAGTCTTAGGATTAGGCGCCGGAGCCTTGAGATTTGATCCGGTTGCCCGATTATATTTACGCCTACCTTTTGCAGTTAAACCGCCTCCACGCTTAACCGAAAGCTTTTCACCTCGACCAACAGATAGGCTTGGACCTTTTTTACGCTTCTTAGTCGGCATTAACCACCCATACCCATAGACTGAATATAAGTATCAATATAAGCGTCTCTATTTTCGTCAGTATCCTCAAGCCCCAATGCATCCAAAAATTCTTCGAAAGTTGGTATTCTTGGAATTAAACCAGATGTAACTGGTATTTGCTCACCGGTTCCGGTTATTCCCATTGGTGGATCTTGCATAAGACCAGAAGAAAGAGTCGGTAAATAAGCTGCATTTGCCGGCATAGACATATTTGGCAAACCGCTCATTCTTCTTTGCATATTAACTAAAGGAAAATCTATAAGATCTGCGCTCTGAGGAACGCCCATCATTGGACGCATCATCGGCCTTAGAGATGACGACATATTAGAGCCTGAACCGGAGCTACCACTCGTCGATGATGTTGATCTGCCTTGATTTGGAAGTCCGAGCTTTAGGTCGCCAATAATTGTTGACAGTATGCCTTTTTCGGATCGTCTTGGGTTTTCAACTCTACCTTTTGGAGCGGCGGCTCTCTGAGCGGCTGTCTGTCTGGAGTATAGATCGGCTCTCGCGTCACCACTTTGGCGCCTTATGGTTTCTCTGGTTCTATCGTAATAATCCTGATCTCTCTCAGTAAACCCAAAACCCATACTAAGATCTCTACCGATCCCCTTGGCTGCGCCTCCTAATAATCCCGCTAATATCATTTCTTTTTACCCTTAGCTGTTTTGGCTGCTTGTTTAAATGCCTTATTACTTGGAGCGCCTTTTGCTCCCTTTTTACGCATTTTCTCCGGCTTTTTCCCCGCCGCTTTTTGTCGTTTAATTCTTTCACGCTTAGCGTGGATATTTGCGTAGAGGCCGCGTTTCTTAGGCATGGCTATTTACCTTTTTTGCTGTAGCTGATTTTTTTTCCTTTTTTCTTAGCTGCCTTCTTTGCAGCCTTCATCCCCTTAGTATTGTATGCGTATTTTTTACCGCCGACTTTTGGCATAGCAAAACCTCCATAAATGTTTGCTACATAATACAGCATTTTCTAGCAAAATAAACCCCACGCGTTAGAGAGAGGACACGCGTGGGGGAGCGACCAATATTATCGATGCTCTAGCGGCAAAAGGAAGGGAAAAACCGCTAAGCTTAGTCTGACAGGAAAGAATCAAATTTTCAATTTGTATAAATTGATTCTTATTTTTAACTTTTTAAAAAATCTTGATCTCGTAAGTCATTGATTTGCCTGGATTTTTTAGCTATTGACGTTAACATCATGTTAGCGTATTGTTAATGTATAGAAGATGAAACGGAGAAGAAAAAATTATGAAAGATACAAATGTTATATTAGCAATGCAAAATGCTTCAGAATTTTACAGTTCAAAAAATGTTCATATCTCTGAAATTTCTTTTATGTTGGAACATTCAGAACCTGTTTGCATGATCAAAAATATTATCAACCGATTAATAAAAAACGAATTAGTCGTTAAAGTTGACGGTACAGAAAACACTTATCAACTTACAGGAAAAGCAAAACCCAAATTAAAACTTTAATCAACAGGGGGGCTTAGTCCCCCCAGAAAGGAGAAGTGTGTAATGACACCCAAATTAGAAAAGCTAGAAGAATTGCTTGGACAAGTTGAAGATCAGTTATGGTCAATTCAAAATGGATTGCCTGACAATCAGAAAAAAGAGTTTAGACAAATTTACGCCTTAACTCATAAAATTTTTACCGACGCTGCTAGTCATGTAGATAGAAATTGGACGGACGTAGTTCAGGGCGTTAGAGTAGATCAATCTCGACTTAGAAATTCTCAGTGTAATTAAAGGGAGGAATAGCTATGAGACTTTACACCAATAAAAATGGCCAGTGGTTTGGCACTCAGAGAGACGCCCAGAAAGGCGCTCCGAGAAACTGGGTCGAGGTTGACGTCCCGACCTCAAAGCAAGATCTGATTAACTGGCTCAACGCCCGCAAAGTCGGCTCCACTAATTCACAAGTGTCAGCGCCAGAACCAACTCCAACATTAGAGCCGGAGGTTACTTCTGGGCTACTAACAACTGACGCATATAGTTGGGTTAAATGGGCTTTAGATAAATTAGTATCTGGTCAAAAATCAGAAGCTGAGGAAATGCTCAAACTTGGTCTTAAAGAACAAAAGTTGGGTTTAAAAAGATCAGGGGCCATGACTTCGGACGGGTTCCTTGTAAGAACTAAGAAGGGAGGCGCGTAATGCTGATAGTAAAAGCAGAGGATTTAGATCCGATCCTAGATTGGCTTCGAACTTGCCCATGCTCTTACAGCGTAAGCTCGATGCAAGGCGGTAACGTCCACGTCAAGTTCATTCTAAACGTGGTCAACATCGAAGAGAAAAAGAAGGAGTTTTCTTTGAGCGAAGAGACAGGAGGTCAAAACTAATGCCACTACAGCTTAGCGATCTTGACCCAGAAATGATAACCAAACTCGGCTTAGGAAAGGAGGCTGCAAAGCCGAGGGAATACAAGTTCACTAAAGATCAGGTTCGAACAAATGCACTTAACGTGATGTCCGTCGTATCGAAGCTGTCCCAAAGTGAACGACGTCGAGTTCTCGAACATTGTTTGAAACTCAACGATGTATAGGATTAGGAGCTTCGGCTCCTTTTCCGCTTGACGTTAACAAATTGTTAACCTATTCTAGATATATAACGAATCAATGGAGAAGTAAAAATGGGAATAGATGTTTTAAAAGTTAGCGGTGAGATCGTAAGAGATAGCAAAGGACAAAAAGCAAACCTTTTAAAGTTTGCTTACAGACCATCAACTCAATACTCTGAAGCGGAGTGGAGCAAAATTCATTTTCAAACTGGCTGCTCTAAAGCTGAATACTATGTCGAAAATTCACCAAACTATACTGGGCGAGTTACTGATGGAGAAGGAAACACATCCATAAGCTTTAACTCAGGAGTAATCTCTGACGATCTGTTATGCACCTTACAATGGGAAGCTGAAGCAGAGGACAGAGAGAAAGAAGCTGAAGCAAAAGATAAAATTGCAAAGTGGCTTCAAGATAATCCACAAGTAGGAATACTCTGCGTCCAAGGCAAAGAAGTTTACTACGTCATCAGGGATCACAAAGAAGTTCGAATAGATCCTTTAACGGAGCTGTAAGATGCTGACAGCTAAAAAAATCATAAAAGAAATTGGACATCCTCACCTCAACTTATACAGGGGTGAGGGATACCAATACTTTGTTTACGATAATGGCAAAGAAGGTGATGAAATGGTTTTTCTAGATTATCCTGTTTACGTCAACAGACTTAACCACCTGTCATTAAAGCAATGGGTATCTGAAGGAAATGATTGCATTAAAGAAGTCGAGAAACAATTCACTTGACGTTAACAGATTGTTAACCTATTCTAGGTATATAACGAATCAGGAGAAGTAAAAATGCAGATAGCATTATTTGAAAACGAAAAAATAAAAAGCAAAGAAGACGCGCTAACACTAGCGCTTGTCTTAATGGCCACCGCTCCTAGCGAAGAGAAGGCTGAGGAAGTCAAAAAAATGGCTATGGGTATCGCTAACCAACTAAGCGACAAGGAAGTAGATCTCTGCATGAAAGCAGCCGAGGTTGTTTTGCAGCATCAAAGCGAGGAGGCGTAAATGGAAGATCTATCAAAAAAATTCAAGGAAGGTCAAAAGTGTATAGTTCACCTTCCGTGGGTCGACTCAGATTGTTGGGTCACCGGTACTGTTCTCGGCACTACAGCTAAACGCGTAAAGGTCGATAACGATGTTCGAGGCGTAGGATACTACGTTCCTCAAAATGTAAAACTCAGAGAGGAGGAGTAAATGCAAAAATCTCTAACATTAGCGAGGGAAGATATTAACAACCCTTTACATCCGTTTCTATGGCAAGAAATTTGCGCTGACTTGGGCTTCGATGGCGGCGGCAGAGATGGAGAAGACAACTGGCCTAACACTATTCGCCTAACAGTGACTGAAGCGAAGGAGGAGTAATGTCAAAAGAAACAACGGAGGAGCGTCAAGCTCCTCTACAAAAAATTAGCCTAAAAAAATATTTCGAACAAAAGGAGAAGGAGAGAGACGATGGCTAAAAAAGGTCATGGGAAAGCAAGTGTAACTAATGCAGCGATCAAAAAAGGCAGCAAAGCCGGTATGCCTACGCATGATTTTGACGACTACGACCAGTATTTTGGAAAGACTAGAAACTTTCCACAGTTCGGCTACGGCAAAGATAGAACTCTAGTCGATCACGCTTACAACGAAGTTCAACATTCGTTTGAAGTTGACAGAACAAAAGCCGACATACCTCTCTACAACGAAGTAGTTGCCGGTCTGTCTGTTCCGTCGTCTAGCTTTTACGCTTACGAAAAAAGCAAAAAAGGCGACTTCAATATCAAGCAGCAACAACGGCAACTAATCAACGCAGAGAAGTTTACGCTGAGCGACAACTTCGTAAAAATGGCTGTAGCCCTATCGTTTTCGTATCCTCGATACATTGCTCAGCTTATGCCAAAAGCAATACCATGCTTCGATAACCTATGGATCGAGTGGAACGAACTTACTCGATGGGAGGCTCTGCAAGAAGAGTTTGCCAAGCTTGGACTAGCAGCCGACACAAATAGAGATAGTGTGGCTACGCGGCTAGGATACCATGTGCAGCGAAACAATAACGGTTTCTCTTACTTGCATTTCGTTTGCGACGCGCACATCGATAAAAGAACTCAAAAGAAAAACGGCAAAAAAATTCAAGTCCCGTATTTCGAGTGGAGCTTTTCAAACGACCCAGATCCATTAACTCAAGTACACGACGACTATTTCCTGTACGGTTTGGGAACTGCGTACAGTAAAGCTCATAAAGACGAAGAAGGTATGCCAACTCTCCAGAAGTTCTCAAGGAACTTTAGATTTTATCCTTCACCTATGGGAATAGCTGCTTGGGGCGACATAAGCGATAAAGCTCCTGAATTTATCTATCAAATAAAAGAAAACTTTGGCCACGCTATGGACGGAGATCTACGCTTCCTGACAGCCGTATTTGCGCTGCTTAACTATCCTCGATACGTTAGCGCAGTCTTACCGGCGCCCAAAAAGGTTAGCACTATCAGATGGGGCCGGAGGGTTCCTCGCAACGAGATCAAAGTTGTCGAGATCGATCTACCGAAAAAAGGCGTAAACGTATATGGCCAACTATTCACCGGTCACGGATCTCCAAAGCGCCAACACGCTCGAAGAGGTCACCCAAGACGCTTTCGAGACAAAACAGGTAAGGTGATTAAAAAGATCTGGATCGAGCCTAAAGTGGTAGGCAACCCAGAGCTAGGGATCATCAACCACGAATACGTTTTGCAAGTCCAGAAAGACAGGAGGCGTAAAGGTCTGCAAAACTAAACAATACCTCGGATCTCGCGTCGCAAGGGCTTACTCCAAGAACTTGTGGCGCTCGATCCATACGCCATTGTCGTGTGAACGTTAGCTAAGCACAACGCGACAGCATCAGCCCTGTCAGGAGAGGCAACGCCTCTCTTTTTCATTGCCTCCTTGCTCTCAACTTGCATCTTTCCTGAGCTTGTAAAATGATAACGTGGCGCCGCAAGCTCAGCCCACAACGCATCGTCGCGGGGCAGCTTAACGTCCATACCCTCCAACCACGACTTCACCTTGAACCATAGCTCAGCCCTCAAATTTAAATACGTCTCCTTCTGGAGCGCACGCTCAGACACATTTAAACCTCTGGCCGGTAAGTCTAGCTCGCGCAATCGATCCAACACACCGGCTCCGAAGCCATTTGAATCGACGATTATCTCAACAGGCCGCTTGGCCGGATTTTCGATAGCATCATATTCAGCCTTTACAGCGCCAGTAAGCTGCATCAAATCGAGGTTACGCCAAACCGTCAACGGATGTATTATCGGACCCTGTCGCTTCGCTAAAACCGAGCTATCCGAGCCTTGTCGAGCCACATCAAGCCCCCATATCGCCGGCGTGTCCTCGTGAACCTTAATGTCGTTATTCATGGCGCTCTCAATTAACGCGACAGGAATAACAGTGTCCTCCTCGGACGGAGGAAAATTTCCAAGCACTCGAACATGGTAAGCGGGGCTATCCTCAGAATATCGCTTTTTCATGTCCTCGACAAAATCGTCAGCAACGCGGGGGCTATCAACGCAGCTAACGTGCATCGTATACCAATCATCGCGCAGCCGATTATGCGTATCGAAGAAAAAGCCAGTATTACGCGTTGGGTTGCCCGTCAAAACGGTCGTCGCATTGTGTCCCGACATCGATCCGCTTGCCGCCTCGAAGACGTTTGGTGAGATCCCACTTGCCTCATCAGCAAGCAAAAGCACGTTTTCCGAGTGAACCCCTGCGAGCGCCTCCGGCTGTTCCTGCCTCGATGTTCGACACGAAATAAACGTCGTCTCCGGCTGACTTCTCAACTCAATACGGTCGCTTTTAATCTCCAGTAAATCGTCAAAAGGAGCTTTCAGGCGCTTGGCAACATTTTTCATTTCAGCAAAACAAGCGTCAAAAAGCTGAGCCGAAGTGGGGGCCGTCACAACCGTCTTCGAAGGAACACGCATCAAAACGTGCCACACGGCTGCAAGGGCTACAGCCGTACTCTTCCCAACCCCGTGGCCCGACCTACAAGTTACACGCCTAATCTCTGGATCTGCTACCGCTCGAAGAAGCTCACACTGCCACTCGTCAGGGCTAATCCCGATCACCTCTCTGGAAAATAAAACAGGATCAGAGCGGTATCGTTTCATCAATTTTAAAAACGGGTTGTCTATTGGGGCGTTCATTCGTTTCTCCTTTTGGGGGCGCGTGTGCGTTTTGAGGTCATTGGCTTTTGCACCGACTTGCTAAAAAAAGGGGGGGGTCAAAAAGCATAAATGCTGCGACGCGGCATAATTGGATTCGCATAATACGTATTATGTTAATTCTCAGCCTGTTTTGCCTTGTTTTTCTGCACTTGCGAAAGAATTTGCGAAAAAACTTGACAGAATCGCTGCTTTGCGGCACGCGCCCGCGCACGCACGCGACTGTGAATTGATCTGTAATTTTACCGTTCAACTTCTTCAGCCTCACCCTCGATCACGTCGTCAAGTAACTGCGCTGCTTGAGCGTGTAAATCGTTGACACTAATATTTATTGCAACGTCTCTTTGTCTCGTGTCATATTTTGCATTCATTTTAGAAGCCATCCATTTATCGGTATCGACTTTTAAACGTGAAGCATTAGCATCTTCAGGCGTTGCTTTCTGCGCCGTATCGACTGCACGCTCAGCGTAAAAATGTCCGGCTTCATGTTGCGCTGCTTCGTAACGACCCCGCCTACCTTCAGCGCTATCAAGCCAGATACCAAACAACTTGTAACCGACATCGAACTCTTTCATTAAAGTTCTGACAGATGTTCCGGTCGATATACGCTCAAGGATCTTATCCTCTCCCATGTCTTCGATTGCAGCTATCTTGGCTTTTCCTACTTCACCCACCATTGGAACTAATCTCTCCACATAAGCTTGCGTATCCACAGAGATCCACGAAGTGATCTGCTTTATCTGGTGATACTCTAATTCTGGATATTTTAACAAGCATCATCATAACTGCAACATCGACAGCATTATAGTCGTGACCAGTGTAAGCAGACCAAAACTTTGCAGTGTTATCGAAGTTCTCTTTAGCGTCTCCGTAGTCAGCGTTTCGATCAGTGTTAATGATCCGCATTGCTTCCTTTAGGATCTCATCTCTATTCATTTTTACCACGGTATTTCATCTCCTCCTAAAGCCCAGTTAACAGGCTCACCATTTCTAATTACTTCAGTTACTTTTGCATTGGGAAAACTATTGAAAGCATTATCGAGGAACCTTGACGAAAAGTCTTCTCGAAGAACTCTCGCAGCGTCTTCGAAGCTGTACACTACCCACGTTGGATTTTGCTCTCGTATTTTTCTCACCTCGTTTAGTGCGAAGCAAACGATGTCACCTTCTTCCATCTCGACGCAATAGGCGTCTCCATGCAGAGGCTCGTGACCGTTAGACATTGCCTCGTCTTCCAATACCTTCCAACCTTTCATAAGCTGACCGGCTAACTTATGCGTTCTCATAACGTCGTTATCTTTTACGGCGTTACCGAGAGCATCGTAAGCTGCCTCGAACTTACCGGCTGTTTCTGGGCTTACCAGTGAAGGTAATCTATCGCCCCACTTCTCGACCTTCTCTCTTGCTATCTTATCGAGAGGAGCAAGCTGTCCCCAGACTGCTGCACTTATTGTATCGCTCTCGTTCTCTACTCTGCCAAGGACATCTTTGCCCTGACGTTTTGCACGATTAGTAGTTATTCTTTTTTTCATATCTTTCTCCACACTTTAAATTGACCACGATGCGAACCACCCCCACACCACGCCCTATATAGGCGTAGTGGTGTGGTGGAAGGTTTTTTCGCATATTCTCCACACCTCACACACCTTTCCACACCTGAAGTGTGGTAAGTGTGGAAGTTAATGAAACGTAACATTACTATCTCTTTCCATCATTACTTTTAGCAAATTGTGAAGGACAACCAGTTCCTCCATTATTGATTGGCAGACGTCCAGAGCGTAGGCAATTTCCTCCCATTTTTCTGGGTCGTCTAGCTTTATTTCGTTTCTGTTCCACTCGATAACGAAGCCGGCTTCGTCGTCGTAGACGATTTGTCCGATGATACTTTGCTCAGGTTCCTGCATTTTTAGCCTCAAGTATTGCTTTAAATCTGAAGGCTACCCGTCTTAATTCTGCTTCCATATCCGGCTCTATGAAGCCTGAGAACAGAGGTCGCCTATCCTTAGATTGTACAGCATCACCGGCTATGAGTGCAAACGTTGCGTTTACCGGACACATTTCAAACGTTATGTGACCCACTGTAATGCGCTCTCGTGGAGCGTCTGGATGTCTGCGCTTAGACTTTAGACTGTGCTTGCTCATAGCCCCGCTTCCTCTCTTGTTATGATTGTGCCGGCGATAACGACAGGCACTTCTCGACCGTGTCGCTTGCTCATGTATTGATCGAGCCTTAGCACGTCTGTCTCGATCCACTGCTTGACGATAGCTTTCGCCTTAGCTTTTTCGTGGCGCTTTTCGAGATCCAGACCGAGAACTTCAGCGACGGCCACGCCGATCCAGTTCTTAGCTTGCATCGATTGCCTGTATGGATCTTCGTTTTTCTCGGCTTCGGCTGCCAGTTGCTGCACCTTTCGAGCGTCTTTTGTTGTCACGCCGTCGAACAGGTCGGGCATTTTAAACGGTACAGCTACACCCACATATTCCTCGTTTGGTAGCTGCACGCCCACCATGCGCCTGTACAGAGCCTTTTCTGCGGGTGGAGCTAGGTTAGCTTTGCCGTCGTCGATCCTGAAGATCCCCAACGCCTCGCTCTCGCTGACGCCCAGTTTCAATGCGTCTTCCTGAGTTACCTTGTTAATGACCCTCGCCGCACGAGCCGCACCTATCAGCGACCCTGCGCCTCTGATGCTGTCAACGGTCGCGTCGTCTCCGTTACCCTTGCGGATGTGGTGCGTTAAGACGAAAGCGCAATCTGTTTCGTCGGCTATCTTTCTGACGCTTGCGACCGCCGCGTTCATTGCCATATTATCGTTTTCGTTGATATGATTGGCGCCAACCCACGGGTCTACAATTACCAGACCGATATTATTATCTTTTATTTTATTGGCCATGTAATCTCGTAGCTCTTCGTCAACGTCTAGCCCGTCTCTCGATTGCTTTGCAAAAATGATCTGCAAGTCTCGACCGGCATCGAGGAATAGTTTACCTCTAACCTCGTCGGCTTTTATCTCGTAGTGGATCATTGCCGCAGCAAGCCGTCTCTGCATCTCTTCCATAGGATCTTCGAGGTTTATCAGCCAGACATTGCAAGGCTCTATGACGCGCTCTTCGAGTAGCGGCTTACCTGTCACAATCGCGAGCGCCTCGACCGTCTGCATCGATGTCTTTCCGACACCACCGGCTGACGCTAGTACACTGACATTTGATCTGATGTAGTGCCGAGCATAGATCCAACGCCGCTTAGGTATGCTCGCCGGATCTACTGGATCGAATGGCGTCGGCCACTGACGTTCCGACTCGATAGTTTCTTGCTTTACCTGTTCTACGCTTTTGGCGCCGGCGAGGGCTTGCCTCAACTTGTCCTCGCCGGCTTCCTTTAAGTAGTCGTTTGCATCTTTGACGTTCTCGACGCCCAAGCTGTCAAATCTGACTACTGACACAGACGTGCTACCGTCGCCCCTGAGAACCTCTGCACATTTCTCGACGTCAAGGTCGGGATCTGCACAAATGGTTACGTCTGAGGCTCGTGGGACGTTGTACGTCTGCATCCCCGCCTTACCAAATGTACACACGATAGCAGCCTCGACGTGGTCTTTGGTAACCTGATGTATAGATAGAGCGTCTTCCGGTCCTTCGACCATAATGATAGCCGCCCCATCATGTTCGTCGCCGATCCGCATAACATTACCCGCTATAACGCCTCGGCTATATTTATTGATGCCATTATGCTCTCGTTTCTTGCCGTCCATCGTTAGCAATACGGATTGCACGCCCTGAACCTCTTTAAGCTCGTTCAGAGCGGGAAAGATGATTGCGGGGCCATCATATACGTTTGGACTAAACCTCGCTATATTCGTGGCTGTAGACGCTCTAAGCGACCGAGAGTTTAGATATAATAGCGCCGGTCTAATTGCATCTTTGTTTTCTCGGCTAATCGGTACGGCTCTTTCCCAGACCTCTCTAGCCTTTTTGATTTTGTCTTGCCGCGTTTCCTCGTCACGGACAAGCATTTCCTTTTGCGCCAACCGACCCACAAGCCTATCGAACTCGCTCGATGTATATGGGACGGTATCGCTATTTTCTAAAATTTTTGGATTTTCGCCGCCACGTTTAAAACCTGATCCGATTGTCGCTTTGATCTCGATCTCGTTCAGGCCGATACTTTTGGCTGCGGTATGTAAATCTGTGATGGCTAGGTCGATAATGTTTGCGCCCAAGTGCGCGTGCCTCCCTAGCGTGTAAGCTGCCTTATTGAGCGTTTCGTTACGGCCACCCTTGAAGGCTGCGATAACGTCGCTGACGGCGCTCTCCCTTACTTTGTTAAAATATGCTTCGCTCATTTATAAACCCCTTTTGAAATGAAATGGCGCCCCGCGAAAGATTATGAAAACGGGGCGCCAAGTTTTTAGAAGTAGTCCTCTTCGCTGTCAGGCTTGGAAGGGGCTTGTGCGACAGCTTCTTCCTTCACCTCTTGGGAGACAGGGGGTTGAGATTCGGACTCCTCCCTATCGGGCATATCGATCCATTTATCGACGACAAACCCAATGTCGTAGGTCGTGTTGCCGGTCGCTGTAACAATGGGAGCGGAACCAGTAACCTTAACGACAGGAACTTTACCAGAGGCAAACTCCTTATCGTTTTCGACCTTATTGTAAACGGCTGCTATAAAATTACCTACAGCCATCGTGTTGCTTGAGAAGGTAGCGTGTCCATGTTTTGGAACATAAACCTCTACCTCGAAGCCGTTTTTATATTCGACCGATCCTTCAGGCTTCGGCGTTCTCTGAGATGGTGATGGCCACGGTTGCCAATCGCGGAACCCCTTGTCGATTGCAAGCCATCCAAACGTCACGTTTTTAATATCGATAGCCATGCCCTTCGATACGTCAAACTCGACGACTTCCTTTTCGGTGGTAACCACGCTCCATTTATTTTGCGGGGTATGCACCCTGATATATTGATTTGCGTTAGCAGTTTCTTCAGTAAATGATATTGGC